TAAAAAAACATCAATTTCAAAAAATCCATCAAGAATAAAATGGAGCAGTATGAACAAAAATAAAAGGAGACAACATAAAAAATGAAAATAGCTTTATTTTTAATAATGTGTTCTGCTGTTGCAAATGAATGTATGCCGCCACATTATTTTGGAGAGCATAATGATTATTATGATTGTTTTGATGCAGGATATACAGAAAGTTTAAAAAAGACAAAAGAAATAGGTAAAGAAGAAATTAACGAACATAAAATTTATATTAAATTTAATTGTGTCCCAATAAAAGAGGAAGAAGAAGCAAAAAAAGGAGTAAAAACTTATGGCTAAAAAAGGATTATACGCAAACATTAATAAGCGTAAAAAAGCAGGTACTTCAAGATCAAAGTCTAAAAGTACAATTACTGCTAAAGCCTACGCAAGAATGAAAGCAGGTTTTCCTAAAAAAGGATAATCATGGCTAGTAGAAATTACAAAGCAGAATACAGAAAATTTCAAAGCTCTAGAAAATCTAAATTAGATAGAGCTTCTAGAAACAAAGCAAGACGTAGATTAATGGCGGCGGGTGCAGTATCTAAAGGTGATGGTAAAGACATAGATCATAGAGATAAAAACCCAAGAAATAACAGTAGGTCAAACTTAAGAATAACATCTAAAAAACTAAATAGAGGTAAATATCGTGTGGCTTAGTGCAATAAAATTAGCTTTAAATGCGGGTACGCATATCTATAAAAAGAAACAAGAAACTAAAATGATGATGGCAAATGCTCAAGCCGCTCATGCTAAAAAAATGGCAGACGGAGAACTTGAGTATAGTGGTAAACTTTTAGAAGCTAGACAATCGGACTGGAAAGACGAGGCGGTACTCATAATTTTAACTTTGCCAATATTGGTAATTGCTTGGGGTGTATTTTCAGATGACCCAAATGCTTCTGCGAAGATAAACGAGTTCTTTGAACAATTCCAACAGCTCCCCTCATGGTTCACTAATTTGTGGATTCTTGTCGTGGCGAGTATTTATGGAATTAAGGGAACACAAATATTTAAAGGAGGAAAAAAATGAACCTAGAAATGCTTAAATATAGTATGAAACATCTTTGGAGTGACCACAAAAAAGTTGTTGTTGCTTTTGGTGTAATTTTAGTAATTGCAATAATTTTATAATAATGAAAAAAATATTTAATTGGTTTAAAAATTTATGGCAAAAAGAAGTTGATAAAATTGATGACGTTTTAGATTTACAATTTCCAGAACCAGAAGAAATAAACTTAGATAATCTTTGTCCTACTTGTCATAAAGATTTTGGTTGTCAATGTGAGGCATAATGAAGATCAACGACAGCACACAACTTAGTTTACCTATTCGTAATTTAATTGCTTTAATTTTTATTATCTGTACTGGACTATATGGTTTTTTTCAAATTCAAGAAAGATTAGGAAAACTTGAAACAGCAGATACTTTATTTCAAGCTGATCTTTTAAAAAAGGCAGAGCAAGAACCTAAAAATTTAGAGCTCTTTATGTTGATTGAGCATCTTGCAGGTCAAATAGAAAGTATTGAAAAAGAAATTGAAAATTCAAGATATAACAAAGTAAATATAGATCATCTTAAAGAACAAGTAGATCTATTACAAAAAAAATTAAATGGTAATCACTAATGGTAGAAATTATAGCTTTACTTATGTTTGTAGGTGCAGACCAAAAATTAACAGAAATGACTTGGACACCCTCAATAAAAAAATGCTTAGAGAAAAAAAGAATAGCAACAAGAAACAGTAATGCTACTTACATTTGCTCTAAAGTAAAAGCAGAGTTAGATACAGATAATAAAATTATAAGGATAGAAAAATTAAAATAATATGGATAATAACACAGAGAAAAAACTAGGAAAATTGCATGAGCAATTAACCGAAAAATTACTTGAAAGAATAAGAGACCCAGAAGTTAAGGCTTCTGATCTTAATGTCGCTAGACAATTCTTAAAGGACAATAATATAGATTGTGTCCCTACCGAGAACAATTCTATTGGAAAACTAGCTGAGGAGCTCCCTTTTAAGGTCTCCGAAGTATTACAAGGTAAAGGAGACCTAAAGCAATAAATCTCAATATACGCCGCTCTAGTGCGGTCTAAAGGGTATAAAAATGAAAGAAATAACCCATGATTTCAGGAATTTCCTGTATATCGCTTGGAAACATTTAAACCTTCCAAGTCCAACTCCCGTGCAGTTTGATATTGCCGACTTTTTACAAAACGCTCCTAGACGAGCGGTTATCCAAGCATTTAGGGGTATCGGCAAGTCATGGATTTGTAGTGCTTTCGTATGTTGGAACTTGCTTAGAAATCCTGATTTAAAATTTCTAGTCGTATCTGCTAGTAAAACTAGAGCAGATGATTTCAGTACATTTACTAAAAGACTAATTACTGAAATGGACATATTAAAACATTTAGCTCCAAGAGCAGATCAAAGGGGAAGTAATGTCTCCTTTGATGTTGCTCCTGCAAAAGCCGCTCACTCTCCATCAGTCAAGTCCGTAGGTATTACAGGACAACTAACAGGAAGTAGAGCAGACTTTATTATTTCAGATGACTGTGAAAGTTTAAATAATAGTTTAACCCAAAGTATGAGAGATAAGCTGACAGATAATGTCAAAGAGTTTGAAGCTGTCTTATCTCCTAATGGTAAAATAATATTCTTAGGCACTCCACAGTCAGATATGTCTATATACAATGACCTCCCAACTAGGGGATATAATACTAGAATTTGGACTGCAAGATTGCCTGAGAAATCCAAAGTGCACAGATACGGACATAGACTAGCTCCTTTCATTACTGAGGGAGACTTCCGAGAACTAGAGCCGATAGACCCATTGAGGTTTGATCACCTAGAGTTAAATGAAAGAGAAGCTAGTTATGGGCGTAGTGGTTTTGCACTACAATTTATGTTAGATACAACTTTATCTGACAAAGAAAGATATCCATTAAAATTAAGTGATCTTATGGTCATGGATATAAATAATAATATTGCTCCAGTTAAATTAGCTTGGGCGGGAAGTCCAGAATACGTTTGTGAAGACTTACCCTCAGTAGGTTTTACTGGTGACAAATATTATAACCCAATGTTTAAATCAGAAGAATTCGGAGATTACAAAGGTTCAGTAATGTCTATTGATCCCGCAGGTCGGGGTCAAGATGAATTGGCGATTGCCATAGTTAAACAACTAGGTGGTAATCTATTCGTACAGGAATGTACGGGGTTAAGTGGTGGGTACACAGAAAGTAATCTAACTAAGATTGCTACTATGGCTCGTGATGCTAAAGTTAATATGATTATCGTTGAAAGTAACTTTGGTGACGGTATGTTCACGCAGTTGTTAAAACCAGTAGTCCAAAGGTATTATCCTGTGACTATTGATGAAGTTAATCATACTAAACAAAAAGAGTTAAGAATAATAGATACTCTAGAACCTGTGATGAACCAACATAGATTAGTTGTGTCTCCACAGTTAATTAGAAAAGACTTTGATACTAAAGACCCTAATTACCAACTGTTCTATCAAATGACTAGGATAACTAAAGATAGAGGAGCTCTAAGAAATGATGACCGACTAGATGCTTTATCTATTGCAGTAGCCTATTGGGTTGAACAAATGGCAGTCGATAGTGAACAACAGTTGAATGACCATAGGGAACAACTACTAAAAAAAGACTTAGAAAACTTCTTAGAAGGAACTTTAGGTACACCCAAAAAGGGTGACTTATGGATTTAGACAACCTATACTGAAAAAACCCCTTAGATATACTTATAGTATTATATCTATAAGTATTATTAGTAGTATTATATCTATTAGATAACACACTATGATATACAGTATGTATACACGACTATGTACCAGATGTTGTTGCAGAAGTGCAACAAGACTACCAATACCAACAAATTGCTTAAATTAGCTAGTATTGGCGTAACACTTAAGCGACAAATGCCAACCTCTTACCACAATGGTGTGGTGGTAGAATGTTTTGTCGGAAAAATTTGAGTGGGTATCTCGGTTACACTCACTATCGAAAAACCCCCGTTTCCCGTGCAAGTTGTATTTTAAAAACAATGATTAAAAACTGAGTAATGACAATAAAACTCACAAAGGATTGTATATCCTTAGAATAATTAATTAATAAAGAGCGGATTTTTTGTTGTGCCTTGAGTGAGTGGCACGGCGTATCTGTTTTTTTTTCTGAGACTTGCGGAGAACTTGGCGGAGTGAGCGGGAGAATAAACCCGCTCAACCGCTTAAGACAATTATTGATCTTGGAATAATTGATCTTGTTGTGACGCTCTATTTCTTCTCTGAGGATTAAGAGCCTTAACTCTCTGAACTCTAATTGGCTCAGCTAATTTAATTTGCGGGATATTGAATTCAATACCATTGAACCGCTTATTAAATGACACATTAAAACTATCTATTTTTCTAATAGAACCTTTAAATATAAAATCATTTAAAATTGGATAT